ATGAACTACTCGAAAGACGGTGTGACGGTGGCCGCAATGTTCGATTCAGCCCATCCGAAAAAGTCCGGGAAGTGCTCCGTAAAAATCCGTGTTACCTACAATCGAGTGCGTCACTATTATCCGACCGGGAAAGATTTGATGCCGGCGGAGTGGGACGCCCTGCCAACAACAAAAGCCCGTGCACTTGTGGAGATACGCAAGGACATCGAAAGCAGCTACCAGATAGTGCGGACGGCTGTTGAGGACTTATTAATGCGCGGTATCTTTTCATTGGAAAATCTTAACAATCGACTAAAACGAGCTGGTGGCGATACGCTTAATATTGCTTTTGAGGGTAAAATAGCCGAAATGAAAGCACAGGAACGCATCGGGAATATGATGGCCTATCGGGTTGTTATGAAGGGGATAGAACGATTTGCCGGACCTCGTGTTCCTTTGTCGGGTGTTTCGGTGGATTGGATTCGCCGTTACGAAAAGTTCCTGCTTAAAGAGGGTAAAAGCCGTACTACCGTCGGAATACATATGCGACATATACGGGCAATACTCAACGACATGAAGCGGTGCGGAAAGATTTTAGAGGCGCAATACCCATTCGGCCGGGGGCGGTATGAGATACAAGCCGGAGAGGGCCGCAAATTGGCCCTCACGCTGGAGCAAATAGGGCAGATAGCCAATTATGAGGACGGAACCGAGGCAACGGCCAAATACCGCGATTATTGGCTGTTCCTCTACTTGTGCAACGGGATCAACGTTGCCGATTTCGTAAAGTTGAGGTATCGGGACATCGTGAACGGTGAAATATGCTTTGTCCGGCAAAAGACCGAGCGGACGACCAAGACCCGCAAGGAAATCCGGGTCGTTGTCACGGAGCGGATGCAGGCAATAATTAACCGATGGGGCAACCCCTCCCGGCCCGACAGCTTCATTTTTCCGATTCTCGACGGACAGGAGGATGCAATGCGGCGGAAGTGTAAAACGATGTATTTCACCCGTGCGATCAATAAGCGTATGAAGGAGGTGGGCGAACAGCTCGGGATCGGCAATATCTCGACCTATACGGCCCGGCATTCGTTCGCTACGGTGTTGAAGCGGGCAGGAGCGAATATCGCCTATATCTCGGAATCGCTGGGGCATCAGGACCTCAAAACAACGGAAAATTACCTGGCCAGCTTCGAACGGGAGGAACGGCAGAAGAATGCGGAATTATTAACGAAATTTTAGGGATATGGATAAGCTGCAACAGTATTATGAATCGTTACCTCTATGCACGGGCAATACCCCGGGAAACGTGATGTTTAGTGTTTATAACGACATCGACAATTTAGACAGTCTTACGCGGTGGTTTGATTTGCCCGATGATGAAGCGTATAATAAAGTCCCTAATTTGACATTCCAAAGGACCGGACTCCCCGACGCATTCGCGGGGTATCCGTGTATTGCCGTCCTGTTTTTCGAAAATAGGGCGGGCGATGATCCATTTTTCAGAGAGCACCGGGCAACGTTCCGGCAAATGTATTTAGACGGCTATGCACAAGGGGAGGCGGAGGGCAGGCAGTTTTTGGACCGGATGGCCGCATACGGAACACAATCCATTGCAGACCGACGGGCAGGGCTGCTAAAAATGTTCGGAAAATGCCGGGCAAAATATAGAAATACGGCCATATTCGACGCGTCACTTTTGCTCAAAATGGGACACTATGCGGGTTATATGTTTACAATCGCCGACGCGTTGGTGGCTATGGCTCTACTTATTAAACCGGGGAATAAGGCCGGACGGAAAAAAGCGAGTATTTCGGAGATAATAGCCGGAGATAGTGCGGCTGTGATTAGTCGTGTACGGGCCGCAATTAATGCGGCATCGGGGGATAAAGCGCAGGCGGTCGTGGATGAGATACGCCAAATGCAGCGTGACGGGCTTATAATCGACGGCAGTTTGGACAAAAAGGTGAAATCGCTATATGATTTCTTAAAAGCAGCAATCAATAATATGCCCGCATATAGCAACGTTATTGATCGTTTTTTGCTCAAGGACCAAAAGGGTTAAATTCATAATCGCCACCATACGAAAGAATGCTTTACGGCATTCTTTTTTTTGTTTTGTGTGTGAAAGACTATGCGTTGTAAGTGTTTGGTAATCAATGTTGCAAAATATGAATAAATATGAATAAATAATTATTTCATAACAATAGGCCCCCGCATTTCCCACCTTTGCAATGCGGTTACGGAATAGTCCGGACGCAACATTTTTTTAACAATTAAATTATTCTTGTTATGATGCAAGAGACAGTAACAGCGGGAACGAGCAAAATTATTTTGACGTCCCGCGAAGAATTGGAGGGGTGCATTTACGCAGCGGTGCGCACCATTATCCCGGAGCTGGCGAACTATAAAGCCCCGGCGGAGGAAGCGGCGGACGCACTAACGCTCGAAGCTGCAATTAATTTCTTGGAGGGGCTGGGATACCCTACTACGCCCAGTAATCTGTATAATTTGGCCTATTACAAACGAATTCCTTATCGGAAAGTGCGGCGGCGTCTGTTGTTCAGCCGTAAAGAGTTGACGGTTTGGGTTCAGAACCAAATCGAGGACCCGGCCAAACGTCACCGCGAAGCCGCCGAGGCTATCGCCGAGAGTGCCAACCGTAAATAGTTCCGGAGGTATGAATCAGAAACAGCACGCCCCCGGCGCTCAAGGCAAGCACGCAGGGGCATTCTATCAAGTCCTGTACAAAGGTAGGGAATTTTATCTAAACAACAACGAATTTCGGGTCTTTTCGCTGCTGGTCTGCGGCGGTCAATGGGCGACGTTCGACATCGCCGAGCGGCTGAATATCCCCGACCCGCGCAGTACGATCCGCTATATCCGCAAAATGGGGATCGATGTTGCCGATGTCTGGGTGCATGAAAACAAGATGCGGTTTAAGCGCTATTACATTCACGGAGGGCACGGCGATGAGTAGGCGTAATAGTTTTGTTTTTTACCGTTCCTTTCGGGCTGCGATGGAGGGGCTTTTACCCAACGAATACCAGCTGTTTATGAATGCGATAGTAATGTATGGACTTGATCGTACATTGCCGGATTTACCGCCCGATCTATCCCGCATTTTCTATGATTATTGCTACCCTCAACTTGAGGCGGATTGGGTTAAATGGGAGCGTAGGCAATCTCGGAAAGGAGGTACCCGATGAGCCGCGATACGATGGTCTATTACCGTTCATTCCGTGAATCTTTACGCGAATTGCCGCCGGACTTGTACAAGGTCGTATCGGAGACGATATTCGATTACGCCTTTGAAGGCATTGCGCCTGGTCCGGATAGCAATGCGGTTGCAAAAGCGCTATTTATTGCGATTAAGCCTGTAATTGATAATGCGCATAACCGATACGATGCTTGTGTGGAGAATGGGCGAAAAGGTGGAGCGCCCAAAGGAAGCCGGAACAATCCAAGCGGAAAAGCTATCCAACCTAACCAAAGACCTAACCAGTACCCTAACCAAGAACCTAACCTTTATAAGGATAAGGATGTAGATAAGGATAAAGATATAGAGAGTAAAGGGGGTGCAGGGGGAAGCGGAAAATCGAATGTCGGTAACACCCCCAAAGGTACCAGCGCGGACAAGCCGCGCAAAGTCGCAGCCAAACGCGCGGCGTTTGTTGCTCCCTCTCTCCAAGAGGTCAAAAATTATATTTCCGAAAAGGGATATACGGTCGATGCCCAGCGCTTCATCGATTTCTACGAGGCGAAAGGCTGGATGATCGGTAAAAACAAGATGAAAGATTGGCGGGCAGCTGTTCGAACGTGGATGCGCCGACCAGACGAACCCCAAAAACAAACTACCTATGAAATGCGAAAAACAAATTTCCTATAACCGCCCGGCGGCCGATTTGGTGTTGCCGGAATCACCCGAACTCGAAAGAGCCGTTTTGGGCGCATTGATTCTCGAACCGGAGTATTTACCCGACACGGCGGAGATGATCGAAATTTCGGCATTCCAGACCCCGATACACGGCAAAATCTACGGCATGATGCTCTCGATGCTCGCGGAAGGCGTCAAAATCGACCTCTACACGCTTACGCAGCGCTGTAAAACCGTTGAGGGGTTAGGCAACCCGGCGGCCTACCTGGCAAAGCTCACGCAGGCCGTCGGCTCGGGGGTAAATGTCCTCGACCATGCCCGGCAGCTCAAAGACACGGAGACCCGCCGCCGGTTGTGTCTATTCGGCCATGAACTCGCAGTACGGGCGGCCTCCGATCCCTCGGGCGTTTTGGATTGGGCGACAACAGAAATAACCGCCATAGCCGCCGCAACGGTCCACGCCAACGATATTACGCCATTGTCGGATGTCGTGCGGGCCACCCTCGACGACTTGGAACGACGCCAACAGGCCCGACAAGTGGGCGAGTGCATCGGCATTCCTACGGGCTTACAACGGCTCGACGTGCTGACGGGCGGCTGGAGGGGCGGCCAGCTCGTGGTATTGGCTGGCCGTCCAGGGATGGGCAAAAGTGCCGCAATGCTACATTTTGCCCGGACCGCCGCCGTTGCTGGGGTTCCGGTGTGCGTGTTTTCGCTGGAGATGCCCGATACACAGTTGGCCGGGCGAATGTTGGTAGGAGGTTCGGGAGTTAACTCCGGATCGTTCCGAACGGGCGATATAGACGCCGACAGCTGGCGCAGGCTCGAACAAGCCGCCGCGGAACTTTCCGCGCTGCCTGTCTACTTCAGTGATTGTGCTAATATTACGATGGGGACTATACGCTCGCAATGTAAGGCTATGGCCCGCCGGGGGCGGTGCGGGATGGTCATTATCGACTATCTGCAACTGCTCGACACGGCAAGCCGGAACACGAACAGCACCCGCGAGCGGGAGATCGCCGCCGCCAGCCGTTCGGCCAAACTGCTCGCGAAGGAACTCGATGTGCCCGTCATTTTGTTGTCGCAGTTGTCGCGCAAAATAGAGGAACGAACCGATAAAACCCCGATGCTTTCGGACCTCCGGGAATCTGGCGCCATCGAGCAGGACGCCGATATGGTGCTATTTATCGACCGCCCGGCAATGTACGGCCGGGCCGAGATAGACGCGGGGCGATACGGGACCATTCCGGCCGAGGGCGTCGGGCTGCTGCATATCGCCAAGAACCGGGAGGGGGCGACAGGGTGCGTGATTTTCCGGCACAACGAAAGTATTACACGGATTGCGGACTATGAAAGCACGGCGAACCCCTCAACGGACGGCGAACCGTTTTAAGAGTGTTTGCGATTTAAGCGCATGAAAATACCTAAAGAAAAACGAAGGGGTGGCCAGCGGGACGACAGCACGCTGACAGTAGGATTGAATAAGAAAGAACTTGTAGAGTTGCTGGAGCGTACCCGGCGCAGGTGCGAAGAGTACGAACGGAAGCAAGAGGAGCTAATACTTAAACGCTCCGGAATTTTAATTGTTAAATCAAATATTAGAAAAATAACTACATATGACGACCTACGAACTTTATATCAATGATATTTTGTGCGACCTGTCGAGTGACGAAGTCGTAACCCTGCTCTATCAAAGCCCAATATTTTCGAGCCTCGACAGCATCCAGTCGAACCGTTCCTACAATGTTGCGCTGCCGCCTACGCCTACGAATATGCAGGCTATCGGTCAGGCAGCCCGTCCGGATGTGGATGCCGACGCTCCGTATGTGCGCCTCCCGGCGGCATTGTACCAGGACGGGGTGCCACTGTTCACGCAGGGGTTCGCCGTGGTAACGGATATTGCGGATACGATCAATGTAACGCTTACGTGGGGCAACGTGGATAACTTTCAGCCTCTGTTTGATAACGGCCTGCGGGATTTGGGGCCGCAACTGGAAGAACTCGAAGCGGAGCGCATCGACTGGAACGAAAACACGACCATTTTAGAAGGAAATACGACCAATGAATACCCCGGCGTAGCGTTTTGGGGCGTGAATTTCGGAATGGGGTTGTCGAACCCCAAGTATTTGCACCCGTCCGTGCAGGTGAAAACAATTCTTTCGGCTATCGAAAAGTATAACGGGATCACTATCGACGGCAAGGAGCGGCTGGCGTACAGCAAAAACCTCGGACCTATTATTCCGCTTGTATCAAAAAATGGGGATGAAATATCGAATGAGGCAGAAGCATTGCGATTTACGGCTAATAGCACAAATTTTAAGAATCAAATATACGGTGTATTAGGCCGGGGTAATATAATCAAAGACCCGCATGAGATAGCATATGGATCTTGTACTACAAAATTTAATAAAACGGATTTATCAGTACATATTACGATTAAACCGAGTAATGGAACAGGAGCATATGGATATTTTACACATAGGCCGCCAGAATGGGGAGATCCCAAGGAGATGCATATAATGCTTACTGAATTGGATGGTAATTCCGAAATAGTAAAATCCACAATATTAGGTACATCATACAATGTAGAACTGGTTGGCTCTACTGGTGATGGAGTTAATGTATATAGATTCAATTTTGTGCCGCTTGATATAACTTATCCGTTAATAGAAAACACCGAAATTTTACTTCATTATGAAGATCCAGCAGGTGAAATATATATATCAAACCCATATTCAACTCCATTAACAGTAAATATTTGGGCAAATTGGACCGATTGTGCGTTCCCTACAAGATTCCCCGTCGCCCCCAATCTCCCCGACATTTCCCAGGGCGATTTTATCCTCGCCCTGATGTCCATGAACGGTCTGTTCGCCTATGCGGACAAGGACAGCCCTAACACGATCAAGCTGATAAGCATCGATGACATAATCGCCAATGTTCAGAATAACGACATCATCGACTGGAGCGACCGGGTAATACTGAACGATTTTCACCGGGTGGATATGCCCGACGCATCGATTTTCACCATCGATGACCTCGCCCAAAGCAACATCCTCGACTATGATAATGACGACGATGTAAAGACCGACACATACGGCACCATCACGATCCGCAACGAGAATATCGAGAAAGAAACGGAGCTGGTGTCGCTGCCTTTCTCGGCGTCGGAGAATGCAACGACGGACGGGGTAAATTGCGCCGTTGTGCCGATCTATGAGGATAACGGAAAAGGCGGCGCCAATTATTCGGAGTGCTCGCCACGGATATTATCGGGGCGGGGAGCGTTTATGTCGGGCATTGCCCGATGTATTGGCGTATTCGATCCGTGGATGAAGTTCGGCGGCGAGGAAGGCATTGTAAAGACCCGATACGCTTCCTACCAGAAAGTCGTGGACCGTCTGCGGATCATCACCATTCGGGCAAAACTCACGGCTCTCGATCTCTACAACCTCGACTACACGAAGCCGGTGTATATAGCCCAATTCGGGCAGATATTCGCCATATATTCGGTAGAAACAGGCGAAAACGACATCTGCGACTGCCAACTGCTGAAACTGAAAGTGGACGGAGTGGTGGCAGCAACGTATTATCTGCGCTTGGACGGCAAGAATGAAGACAGCCAATGGGTTGCAGAAGCGGACGGCATTAACGGCACAGCGTATGCCATAACATCGAACGGAACGCCCTATATCGTCGATTACGATTCCCGCCTTTATGTCGATCTGTACGAGGAGGACGGCGATCTGTATCTGTCTATCTCCGCTCCCGAAAACACGGGAACCGAGGAAATTAATTACAACCCTGTCATTCTGGGAATTCAGGAGAACGACGCCGTGCGCCGGCAGGTGGCAGTATCCCAGAAAGCAAAGTCGGCTTAATTTATTAACCATTAATCTATATGAAGAATGAAATAAAGCGTACGGGAACAGCCCGCAAAGTGGGCCGCCCTCGTGCATATACCCCCGAAGCCCTTGAAGCCAAGTTTGAGGAATACGTCGAATGGGCAAAAGAGAATCCGATTTATATCAACAAGGTTTCGGCAGGGGAAATAATTCCCGTTCCAACACAGCGTCCCCTGACATTGGTGGGATTCTGTCAATTTGCAGGGATTAGCAGGCAGAATTTCTATGAATATGAGTCAAGGGAGGAGTTTTCTGACATCCTTATGTATGTGCGTGAGGCAATCGAAGCAGATCAGTTGCAAGGTGCCATTGTTGGATTTTACGATTCAGGCATAATTGCCCGGGTTCTGCATCTTGCCGACCGTCAGGATGTGACCACCAACGGCAAGGAGATAACGACCGCAACGCAGCCTATTTCCGTGGTCCTCGACCCCGAAGCGGCCAAGATCATCCAGTCCATCGGCAGGCGGACAGTAAAGGAATGACGGGGCACGCTGCGTGTGATGATGCACGCCACCGAATAACGACGAAATGACGAGAGCCGGGAATTACTCCGGCTCTCTTTGTCTTTTATCGAGCGTATTTGCGTTCTGGAATGCCTAAATTTCGACGATCTCCTAACGGGTGAAGCATATACCCTCCAAAGAGCAAGCGTCGCCAAATCGGCTATTTCTTTGTTGTCGGCTTGAACCCTATCGGCTGGGAGGGCTTGCGGGCTTGTGGCACTTTGATCGACAATGCTGCGATAGCCTGATAGATATTGTCGAGTTCCTGGCGCATATCCTCCGACAGATCGCTGACCGCTTCGGCATTGTCTGCATCAGCCCGCTCCAGTAGTGCCAGTTTTGCCCGAATTTCGGCCAATTCTGCCGTGATTTGGGTTGTGGTGGTAATGTAGTTGCGCATTGCTACAAAAGCCCGCATAATGGCCCTATTTACCCGTATAGCCGTCTCGCTACGCAGGACGCTCGAAAGCATTGCGACACCCATTTCCGTAAAAGCAAATGGCATATAGCGACGACCACCCCAATTTGAGGACGCATTTTGTGATGTTAGACTTGAGGTCGCAATTTGCGTCCTCAAAATTTCATATTCTTTTTCCGAGAGTACAAACATAAAATCGTCGCCCTCGAAACGCTCGATATTGCGCCTTACGGCCTCTTTCAGCCGCTTTGTCTCCACTTGGTAGAGTTCGGCCAGGTCGAAGTCCAGCATTACCCGCTGGCCTCGTATCTCGTATATCTTGCTTTGGATGGGTTGCAGTTCCATAGGTCGGTATCGTTGAGATTTATGCCTCGTATCCCTCGTAATAGTACGACTGTTCGATACCTTTGAAAATAACCTCCCGATCATCCGTGCGGTCGGTTAATGCCTGGCCGAGCAGCGCGCGTAATTCAAGGTCATTTATTGGACTGCGTTCCATCGCCTGAAGGTATAAATCTTTGTCTACCTTCTGCCAGTCCACAACTCGCCGGAGACGCTTTTTCAGCATCATATCGAGCCATATCCGGGTGGCCCGGCCGTTGCCCTCCATGAACGGGTGGGCGATGTTCATTTCAACGTATTTTGCGATGATCTCCTCAAAGGTCGTTTCCGGCATCTGCTCGATTACCGGAAGTATCGCGCCCAGGTAAAGGCAATTTGCAAAGCGAAAGCCCCCCTTTGCGATGTTCAGCGTCCGAATCTTTCCGGCAAAGTCATACAACCCACCGAACAGATAGCGGTGAATCTCACAAAGCCCGGCCACGGTTCCGACCTCTATACGGTCGATGTCCCCCGATTCGAAAAGGGCGTGCGCTTGTTTGAGGCTTTGGGCGTCTATTTGATAGGTTTTAGAATTCATATAGGACGGTTTTTTATTTCGTTTTCCAGTTCTTTCAGTTGTTCCATATCCTCACGGTCTGCCTCAATAGCTTCTTTGCGTTTGCGGCGTGCATTGAATTCTTCGTAAACCTGATAAGCGAATTCGTCTTTGTGCTCTTTACGGACCATTCCAGCGTTAGATAACAAGCGTTGGTCGTTGGAAAGCAGAATTTTATCGACGTTTTCACGCCAAAAATTCATTGTGAGGTCTTTTCGGTTCTTGGCTCTGAATTCAGCCGTTTCTAAAAAGATAACGACCAGTCGATTCAAAGAATCCAATTCGTCGTGCGTCAAATAGTTTTTGGCGATAATCACATCTTGTTTGCGCACTACCGCCCCTTTCCAAGAAGTCAGCCCCATATTCGGAGCATCTGCATCGGCTCGCGTCGTTACAATCTCCGCGGAAGTCTGCCCTGTTACGGCATACAAAAGTTTGTTTTGTGTCTCTGCATAGAACATTTGTGTCGCTTTGTCTGTTTTATCATAATCACTACTTAAGGCAAACAGATCGCGCACCTTTTGATAAAATCGCTTTTCCGAGGCTCGAATATCGCGAATACGGGCGAGAAGTTCGTCGAAATGATCCGGGCGGCCATCGGGATTTTTCAATCGCTCATCGTCAATTACAAACCCTTTACGCAGGTATTCGGCAAGATTGCGGTTTGCCCATTGGCGGAACTGCACGCCGCGGATAGATCGAACGCGAAACCCTACCGCTAAAATCATTTCCAATGAATAGAATTTAACTTGGTAGGGCTTGCCATCTGTGGCAGTTGTTAAGTAATTCTTAATAACTGAATCGGCGGTTAATTCTTTGTCTTTTAGTATGTTGTTTATGTGCTGGCTAATGTTGGGGACCGAGGTGGCAAAAAGTTCGGCCAACTGCATTTGATTGAGCCAGACCGATCCGTCGCGGGCCAGTAATGAAACACTACTTTTTCCGTCGGCTGAATTGTATAGTATCAATTCTTGTTCCATGATGCAGATGTTTGAGGTTATTCCCCTTTTTCTACTTTGATAAGTTTGCCGCAATGCGGGCAGGTGATTGTGTTTGTCGGTTGAGGGGCGAAAAAATCACCCACGTTACAACCAATAGCGGCGGCAATACGCTCAAGCACTTCTACACTTGGATTCCCATTAATATGCTGGCTAAGTCCGACGGGCGTAATTCCCATTTTTTCGGCCACTTCTTTAACAGTTAGGCCGTTAGCCTTTATTGTTCTCTTTATATCCATAGCTTTAAATCTTTGGTACTGGTACAAATGTAGCTATAACTTTATTTTTCTGCAAAAATAATAGTAAAAACTTTATTTTTTATTTGCATAATTAAATTTATAGCTTTATATTTGCATCAAGAAATAAAACCAATAACTATAAATGTTATGACAACCACCCGCACCCGCTACAACAAATCGAAGATCATGCGCAACGCCTGGTATCTGAAACGTGCCAACGCTTCGATGACCTTTTCGGCCTGCCTGCGCAAGGCTTGGCGTAACGAGAAGCTGGCGGTCATGACGGCGATAATCGAGAACCGCCCGATGGAGGAATCGAAGGTTGCGGAATGGCATCCGCTGGCAAATGTTCCGGCCGACTACTACGGCAACAGCAGAACGTATTACGGAGACTAACGATAACCGGGGGCGTACCGCCCCTCAACACCTATTACGGAAATTGAAAAATAGCGAGATTCTCGCAAAACCTCGATAAAACAATGAATGAACAATTAACCCGGTCCGACATTCGGACAATGGCCCGCAAGGCGGCCGATTACATCACCTTCAACTGCGACGGCGTAAGCGAAGGTTTCGAAATTACCCACAAGGGGTACACGATATTCGTTGACTATTCGGCCCGGTTGTGCAACGACGAGATGAGCGAATTTACAGAAGTCCCCGCCGTATGGGACCGGGCGGGCCGGGAGTGTCCGGAGATCGCCGAAGCCTTGCAATTAATGTTGAACTAACCAATTAAAACTATAAAATCATGACTATCGAAGATTTGAAAAACGTAAAATTAAGTCCGATGACCGCCGGATACCTGGCTATCTATATCAAATTATCGGACCTCTGCGGCGAGGCGGCGGAAGTTACCGAAATGGATTACGGCGGCTCGGCGGTCAATGAGGTGAACAGTGAATTTGACAGCGCATTAGGCAAAGCGCAAGACGAGGTAATGAAGTTGGCCGTGATGTCCATGACGGAAAATTTATGTACGTTGTCCAACAATACCGAACTATGATCTACGAACTGACATACGGCGGCTATCGGTTGGGGACATTCCCCACCGAGGCCGAGGCTGTCCGCCGGGCAGGGTATCTTCCGAAGGGGCGCTATACCGTCCGGGAATGGGAAAAGGATGGCGAATTTTCGACGTTCGACCCTTCGATGAATAAATGCTACTGTTTCACCAATAAATAAAATTTTAACGCTATGGACTACAACAGACAGACAATTGCAAACGAAATCGCCAGCTTCAAATACACGATGAAGCAAACAAACGACGATATATCCCCCGCCGAAATAATTGACGGGCTTATGCAGTGGGTAGAGCAATACACAAACGTGCTGCACGAAATATCCGTCGCCGAGACCCTCGACGATTTGAAAGAGTTGAAACAAAACGCAGCGTGCCCCGACATCCGCCCCGATGTTGCGATATGGGCGTTGCGCAGGATTGTGCGGGTAATAATGGCTGCGGATTGTTTGTATCAGCGCCTATGCCGGGAATCTTGAAGCACAAAATAACCTTCGATTGCGAGACCTCTCAACTTCATTCGGGAACGATTATTTGCCCCAGCCGTCAATCCGGGCGGCTGGGTTTGCTGTTGCTGGCCCTGCTGGCCTTTTGGAGGCACAACGGTATTATCGACATTGCGCCGTATTATCCCGCTACGAGGAATTTTCCGACATCCTTACGTGCGTGCGTGAACAACCGGCGGAAATTCCCGTCCGTTGAATACAAAGCCGGCCGCAGTTTGCCTATGTATTAACTCAGCAAGGCGAATTTTTGCGCGTCTATACGCGCGTGCGAGGTTGCCGGGAGTTTTTCGCCGTCTGTGCGCGCGTAAACGCGTAAAGTCAAACCTTTCGGATGGGGTCAATCGAGGTTTAACAGCATTAAAAATCGGCAAAGTTGTGTATAAATTGTGTGTAAATGAAAAACAAATCAGCCATCTACCTGTGTGTAAATGGCTGATTTTCAAGTGGGCCCAGAGGGGCATGATCCCACGACCTTCGGATTATGAGTCCGCTGCTCTGACCAACTGAGCTATGGGCTAAATGTGCGTCAGAGTGCGTTGTGGGGCACATTTTTATTGCAGAAAACTCCTTTCGATATTTGCGGTTTACACAGCGGTTTACACAAGTTGCAGGGTTAATAATAATTAGTTAAAGTTAAGAAAAAAGACGAAACTTGGGTGGAAAATCGGTGACCCCCCCCCTCCTTCCTGGTCTCTCCTTTTAAGAATGTTGTGTTGCTTTTGTATCTATAAAGGAAATATTGTATTTTTGATATGCGTAATAACCCAAGCATTATGAGTGACATCATTCCGATAGATTCCGAAATCACGACTTTCTCTGACTATCTTAATAATAATTGCCGTGGTATTTTATCTGCCCGATTTGGAGACGGAAAGAGTTTCTTTCTGAATGAAGTTAAGAAGCAATTATCCGATAAATATATATTCATCACTATATATCCTGTAAATTATCAAGTTGCAGAGAACAAGGATATTTTCGAGTACATTAAGCGAGATATATTGTTGCAAATCTTGATGACATCCGAGATTGATTTTTCGGATGAAAAATATGGCTTTTCATTGAGATTATGGGAATTCCTAAATCAACATGGAAAAGACCTTGTATCAGATATTGTTTCTTTAATTGCATCCTCTTTGGCCAATATTCCCCAAGATACTATAAAAGTATTTCGGGACAACATTGCCAAATTCAAAGACTTTTCAGAGAAAGCCAATCATTCCCAGTCCGATAGTATCGAATCATATTTGGATGAATTTGCAAGCCAAAGAGGAGGGATATATGAATTTGATCCTATATCACGGATTATTTATCAACTAATAACAGATATTAAAGAAAATAGTGGC